GAATGTATTGGCGAGGGAATCGAACCAGTCAGGAGAACGTTTGATACGTTTTTTAATCTCCTCTTTCTTTTCTATGATGATACTGCCATTACTCATAAATCCCCAATGTGTTTCCGTTGCTTCTTCCATAAGTTTATCACAGGGTGGGAGAGCGGCACCAAACCCATTTTTGGGATTAAGCCAGTCACGTACCGCCCAAAACAGATAAGCCCTCATGTTGGCGAAGGTGTATTCGCCTGTTATATCATGCAGCCCACGTGCACTCTCGGAGAACTTACAAGAATACACATTTGGGTACCCAAGTTCCTGCAACCGAGATAACACTCCTGCTCCTTCGCCGATAGTATCAATAAATGCTTTCGCACCCTTCTTGTCAAGATATCTGGTTATCATTCCGGCTACGTGCATGTGGTCTGCCGTTCCAGCAGACTGGTGCGCTTCAAACTCACTGACATAGTTGCCATATCTTAGACACAGCACACTGTCATCACGTCCCATGCCGGCAACATCGACACCAATCTTGCAGCTTTTCTTTGGAACAAAATCATCTTCTTGCAGTTTCCTCCAATTCTCGTTGGCGATTTCAATCCATTCGTAGGGGATAAGCACATCTTCCGCCACTTTAGGGAACATACCGAGCACTTTCACACGGAACAAGTCATTCGGCCGATATAGACCGTCTTCCCATTTGAAGTCCCCTTCACCTTCGTTGAAGTCAGCTTGCTGGATAGGTGAGCACCAGTTTTCCACTTTGTCTTTCACCCATTCATAATCAACTTGACCAGGAATAACTATTTTCTTGCTTACAACATTCTCAGCATTAAGGGAACTTAACCTGAATTTGGCAAAACGGTCAGACTTCATGGCACGTGCAGCATATCCTGTGGTCACGTTAGGGTGTAGATACTAATTGAAAAGTGCGCTGTATTCTAATTGAAAAGAGCTCCATCCATAACTTGTTACAAAATTACTATAAGTTTAAAATATTCATTTATCTTGTCTCATTTTTTGTGTTTCCTTAAGCCTATAAGACAGTCCGGTCATATTAACCAGATAAGCTTTATGTGTAAGCCTGTCAACCATTGCCGCCACAAGCACCTTGTCCTTTATGATTTCATTCCATCTGTTAAAAGCCAAATTAGTAGTAATGATTGTAGCCTTTTTTCCGGCTCTTAACGACAGGTGGTTAAAAAGCAGTTCTCCTCCTTCCTTGTCACAACTGACATATCCGAACTCATCACAGATGACCAGATCGTATTTTTCAAACCTTAATTGTAGCGTCCTCAGTGTCTTTGCTGATTTAGCCTCCCTTATCTGGGTAAGCAGGACCGGCACTGAAGTAAACAATACGGTAAAGTCCTGTTGGCAGGCCTTTATTCCTAAAGCCGTAGCAATATGCGTCTTTCCCGTTCCCGGATTTCCATACAGGACCAGGTTTCTTCCCTGTCTGATGAAGTCCAGTGTCTCCAATTCAGGTAATATTACCTGTGCCTCTTTGGGCATGTCTTCCATAACAAGCTCATGCAGATACTTCATTTGTGGAAATCCCGCAGATCTTATCCTTGATCTTCTTCTACACTCCCTTCTCCTGGCGCTTTCCTTTCCAAGCAATTCCGTCAAGAACTGCAGATGGTTCCAGTTTTCTTCAGCTGCCAATGAAAGGGTGCATTCCAGTTCCTCTTTAAAGGCCAGAAGCTTCAGTTCTGCAGCATAGTCATAAATGGTTTCTTTTTCTGATTTCATATATTATAAACTTAAATGGTTGGTATTATATCATGCACTTCATTGTATCCTGTCATGAGCGCCGTGATGCCTTCAAGCATATCCACAGCTTCTCTTTCTATATTCTCCTGTTGTGCCGGGAGAACAGGCGGTTCCATGGTTTCTTCTGTCTCTCCCTGTACGCTACCATGCAGCATGGCCTTTACCTGGTCCGGAGATATCTTTCTGACACCACGTCCGGTCAGCTCCTTGCATGCCGTGACAATGTCCGTTCCGGAAAATCCATTTTTTCGGGCATAGTCCAGCAACAGAACAAACGTCCTGTTGTCCTCCTTGAAATGGATGTCATACAGCCTTCTCAGTTCTTCCGGTGCTCTTTGCCAAACCACAGAGTGGGGCAATGCCCCCGGTTTACGGGAAAGTGTACGCAAATAGTGCTCCAGCTTGATGCACCAGTCTCCACCGCAATAACTGCGTTGATGAGAGGCCACTTTCTCCTTCCCGTACAGGATGACGATTTTTTCACTATAAACCTTGACATGTACTTTTTCTCCCACAAGAGAATCAGGTACGGAATAATGAACATTTTTCATGCTGATAGTTGACCATTTATCCACAATGTACTCATAGACCTCAAAACAGCCCAGATTACCGGGAAAAGGCTTCAGCGATGACAGGTCAGCTTCCAGACGTGATGTTTTCTCCGCTGTTGAAAGACTGCCTTGCTCGTTGTTGACCTGCATACATACCCGGTTTAAATGCTCCTGGGCAGAATGTATATCACCAAAATGGTCTGTCAGGCAGAAAGCTTTCCTTCTGACATATTCCACGCTGCGCTCCACATGTCCTTTCTCCCATCCGGCCCGTACATTACAGAAACGGTACTCAAAACAATAGAAACCGGACATCTTCATCAAAGCTTCTGTAGGTTTCTTATCACCACCGACAAAGCTCTTGACGGCTACACGCATATTGTCATAGACCATCATGGCGGGGACACCATGTATATCCCTGAAAAAGTTACGGTGGGATTCCATGAAGGCAAGCGTATTCTGATGCCTGAAAAGATAGGCGTATCTGCCATTGCTATGCCCGAAAGTGAATACGGCCAGATAAAACTTGGTTTTGACGCCGTCAATAAAAAGAAGAACTTCACCCCAGTCAAACTCGGCAATGCATCCAGGCTCATAGAACAACCGGATAAAGGCTTCGCTCTTTTTCTTCTCTTTGTATGACTCTATATTTTTTATATAACTGCATACTGTGGCGTAACTGATGGTGTATCCTTGAGATAACAGAAACTGGTGGATATCCTTTTTCAACATGCGCTGTTTGCGAAGTCCGGTAGCTATCTTAACGGCATTCTTCTTCAGGCAAAATCCTATCTTATCCTTAATCTCTTGTGTGAGCCGGCGAGGACGGCGTCTGGAACTGTCATACCTGGGCTGGATGGTAAGCAAATCACTCAAAGCCTCTTCTGGATTGTCCGTGCGGATGGCTGATTCGTACTTTGAAAGAATATTGTCAACGGTATGACGGCTGACATGAAGTTCACGAGAGATACGCCGTTTGCTATAACCGCATACTCTATACATGTGTATTATTGATTGTCTTTCTACCATAGTCTTCATTTTACCTTTGCATTTGGATTATACAAAGGTCATTATACTTATCCTATGGTGGCGCAATTTTCAACTGGAATATTGGCGCACTTTTCAATTAGTATCTACAATTTCTGAATCGTTTTTCCCATCATAGAGCATTCGCATAACTTCTATTTGCCTATCGGACAACTTAGAGTTGAATTTAGGAGCGCAAATAACTTTATCATGTTTGCATTCTCCACGTAAGGGACAACCTACAAACTCAAAATTAAAGTTCCAATTCTCATCTACATCAATCATGTTGTCATACAGACCGAAGTTGCATTTAATGAATCTACGAACCGCTATGAAATCCCGATACCTCTTGTTGTTTGAATTTTTAGAGTATATATCCATAAGCGCATCGTATGCTTCGGGATAAAACTCCCTCAGTATAGCCAAGAAAGCTTGGATAAAGTCGGTATCAGTTTCTTTCAACTGCCTTTCGGCTTCTCCGATAGGGCGCATAGTAACTTCACCCTCCGGGGTTGTGTAGAACTCTATAGCTTTCATTCTGTAACAGGAAATAAAATATTGGCTGGAACGCCCAGTTTGTCACTAATCATCTTTTGCTTGAGGGCATCCGGCTTTTGTACGCCATGAATCCACATTCGCACCGTCTTGGTACTACACATACACAAAGCCGCTATTTCCTCCACAAACTCAGTCTTTGGAGCTTTTACGGCACTCCTTTCGGGCAATCCTTTGTAAATCTGAATAAAAGACTGATAGTCTTTTTGGGTTACTTTTTTCATTTTCTCCAATTTATATGTTCTACAAACACGCTTTTTGGTTATATTTGTAATGTCATTTATTTAATTACGCAACAAATATAGGCTATATATCCGAATATAACAAAATTTTTTGGATATATTTTTCTATTAAAATATTTCATTTATATGCAACGATTTGATTTAAAGCGATTTAGAATTGATAGAAAACTTACTCAAAAGGAGTTAGCAGAGCTGTTAATGTGCAAACAGAACTATATTTCAAATATAGAAAACGGAATAAAACCAATTTCAAAAGAGAAATTGGATATATTGCAGTCTA